AGCTGCTCAAATGGGCTTTTCTGCTTTTGATAGCTTACCTCCACTATTCTCTGACTATGTAATCTCAAGAGTTGCTGCTGAAGTTGCTCAAGCTACTGAAAACTCAATCTGGAGTGGTGCTGCTGGAGAAGGAACTTTTGATGGTTTCTCTACTTTATTAGCTGCTGATGCAACTGTTGTAGATGTAACTGGAACAACAGTAAATTCTGGCAATGTAATAACAGAGCTTGGAAAAATAGTAGATGCTGCTAACGCTGCTGTACTAGGAAAAGAAGATTTAACTCTTTACGTTTCTAACAACATCGCAAGAGCTTACATCAGAGCTTTAGGTGGATTCGCTACTAACATCGGTGCAAATGGTATTGACAATAAAGGAACAACTTGGTACAACGGAGGAGCTTTAACTTTCGAAGGGATCAATATCTTTGTAGCTCAAGGTCTTGGAGACAATAAAGCTGTACTTGCTCAAAAATCTAACTTATTCTTTGGTACTGGACTGTTAAATGACAGAAACGAAGTGAAGGTTATTGACATGAGCGACATCGACGGAAGTCAAAACGTAAGAGTTGTCATGAGATATACTGCTGGTGTTCAGACAGGAATCGGATCAGACATCGTATATTACGCTTAATAAATTAACTAATCAATATAAAGAGGGGTGGGTAAAATTGCCTACCCTTTTTTATTATAAAAAACTATAAATTATGGCATGTGCAGTAACAAGCGGTCGCTCTTTACCTTGTAAGAACAGCGTTGGCGGACTCAAGACTATTTACATTCTTGATTATGACCCAACGATTGCAGCTCTTTCTGATACATCTGGAACAATTGATTTGACAACTGGAGGAGATTTCTTTAAGTTTGATATCAAAGGTAACAGTTCTTTAGAAACAGCAGTGAACAGTTCACGTGAGAATGGAACGACTTTTTATGAAACAACTTTAAATATTACTTTTACTTTCCTTGATGTAGCAACACAAGAGCAAATCAAACTTTTGAATGCTGGTAGAGCTCATTACGTAGTAGAAGATTACAATGGAAATCAACTGTTAATCGGACATAAGAACGGTGCAGAGATAACTGGAGGCACTATCGTAAGTGGCGCAGGAATGGCTGACCTTTCTGGGTTTACTTTAGTTGCAACAGCTCAAGAAGTAGCTCCGCCTTACTTTGTAACTAACTTACAAGAGGATGCAACGCAGATTGATCCAGATGCATAAATCTAAAGGGATTTAGAAAATTAAGGGTTATCTTTAGGGATAGCCCTTTTTTTTATTACTTATCAATACAAAATATTTCTTTTTTGTTTATATATTAATATGAAGTTAATTGGAACAAATGGAAGTAAGTCTTTTAAGATTATTCCAAGAGAATACATTACTGGAAGCATCACTGTAAATTTAATGAGTGAAAGCACTGGTACAAACATAAGCATAACTCCTACTGCTTCAACTGATAGGAATTATTCTGTATTTACAGCAGACTTCGGAACGCTAACAGAAGGAGATTTCTATACGTTAGAAGTAAAAAATGGAAGCTCTGTAATATATAAAGACAGAGTATTTTGCACAGACCAAACAATTAATCAATCCAACAATGACTATTACTCTGTAAATAATGGAGAGTATGTCCAGGAGGATAGTTATGACAACGATTACATTATATTATGAACGATTTAAGAGTAGTTAATTTAAGCACTTATACAAGTCCAGAGATAGTTGAGAAATCAAACAAAGACTGGGTTGCGTATGGTAGCGACAACAATTATTTCCAGTATCTTATAGACAGATACAATGGAAGTCCAACTAACAATGCCATTATCAACGGAGTATCTGAAATGATATACGGAAAGGGATTGGATGCTTTAGATTCAAACAGAAAGCCAGAGCAATACGCAAAGATGATCACTTTATTTCACAAGGATTGTGTGCGTAAGTTATGCTATGATTTAAAACTTATGGGACAATGTTCCATGCAAGTAATATACTCAAAGGACAGAAAAACTGTTGCAAGAGTAGAACACATACCAGTTGAGAATTTAAGAGCAGAGAAGTGCAATGAGGATGGAGATATCGAAGCGTATTATTATTCAGATGATTGGAGCAAGGTTAAAAAAGTAGAAGATTGCACAAGAATACCAGCTTTTGGATATTCAAAGGAAGCAATCGAGATAGTTTACGTTAAGCCATACAGAGCTGGATACAAATACTATTCCTCTCCAGATTATCAAGGTGGACTTCAATACGCAGAGCTTGAGGAGGAAATTAGCAACTATCATCTCAATAACATACTTAACGGACTAGCTCCTAGTATGCTTATAAATTTTAACAATGGTACACCTAATGCCGAAGAGCGACAAATGTTAGAAAACCGTATTTATTCTAAATTTTCTGGCAGCTCCAACGCTGGCAAGTTCATCCTGGCTTTTAACGACAATCCAGAAAGTGCAGCAACAATAGAGCCAATTCAGTTAAGCGATGCTCACAATCAGTATCAGTTTTTATCAGACGAGAGTGGCAAAAAAATCATGGTAGCTCACAGGATAGTTTCTCCAATGCTTCTAGGAATTAAGGACAGCACTGGACTTGGAAACAATGCAGAAGAACTAAAGACTGCCAGTACGTTAATGGACAACACCGTTATTAGACCATTTCAGACACTTTTAATAGATGCCTTTGATTCTATACTAGCTTACAATAATATTAGCTTAAAACTATACTTTAAAACGCTTCAACCACTTGAGTTCACTGACTTGGAGAACGTAGTTGATAAGGAAACAAGAGAAGAAGAAACTGGAGTTAAGTTATCACAAGAGCTTCCAGATGAAATAGGTAGTGATATTGCAGATGCTTTGATTGAGCTTGGACAAGATGAAGATGAGCTTTTAAAAGACTTTGATGTTATTGATGAGCGTGAGGTTAGCTATGATCATGAAGAGGAGCTTGATGAAGTTATAACTGATTTAAACAAACCTAAAGATAAAAGTTTACTTTCGAAGATTTGGGAGTTTGTAAGCACTGGAAGTGCAAAGCCATACAAAGAGAGTGAACAAGATGGAAAGAGTAAGCAATCAACAGAAGAAGGGAATGAGTTTTTAGTACGTTATATGTATGCACCAGCAAGAACTAAAGCAACTTCAAGACAGTTTTGTTCTAAAATGGTAAGTGCTAAAAAGGTTTACAGAAAAGAGGACATTGTTGCTATGGATACTAAAGTTGTAAATGCTGGATTTGGAAAAGGTGGAAGTGATACTTATAGTATTTGGCTTTATAAAGGCGGTGCTCGATGTAATCACAAATGGTTTAGAAAGACTTATGTAAGAAAAGATGGAGCTAAAGGACTAGGGGATGCAATAAGCACAACAGAGGCAAGGAAAAGAGGGTTTAAACCAGAGGCTAATGCACAAGAAGTTCCAGTTGCTCCAAAAGACATGAAGTATAAAGGATACACAGCAGAGTATTGGAACAAAATGAAATTTAAAAACTAATGGCAACAGCACTATTTATAAGCAGAACGGATCTTGTTAAGAACAGTATCATTGATGGAAATACTGACACAGATCGCTTCATACAATTTATTAAAGTAGCACAGCAAGTTGAGGTGCAGAATCTTCTTGGAACTGATTTATACAATAAGATTAGTGCTGATATCATTGCAGATAACTTAAGTGGAGATTATTTGAATTTAGTAAACAACTATGTTCAGCCTTGTTTGATATGGTTTGCACAGATGACTTACATCCCATTTGCTGCTTATCAAATTAAAAGCGGTGGAGTATTTAAGCATTCAAGCGAAACAGCTCAAAATGTTGATAAGAATGAAGTTGATTATTTAGTTTCTAAAGCAAGAGAATATGCAAACTACTATTCAACACGCATGGTAGATTACTTGTGCTTTAATGATAATTTATTTCCAGAGTACAATACAAACACAAATGAAGACATCAGTCCAGATACTGACACAACATTTAATGGGTGGGTTTTATGAGATATAAGGTAAAGAAAACAAACCTTACAAAGCTTCAAAAATATATTGAAGTTATTAAAAAAAGTAAGATCAACATGAAAGAAAAGAATCATGACAAATCCTAAACTAGCATTAATACCAAGCGGATATAAAGGAGGAGCTAATCCTACTGTATACTCTATTTTACCAAATGATGGTAGTGGGGATTTTACATTTTCAAGAACTGGAGAGGCTACAAGAGTACGCAAGGATGGTCTTATTGAGGAAGTTACTGATGACG